CATCCTGTCTTTGAATGCATCAAGCAGGATTATGTTAGGAGCCTCCTTCCCTTTATCATCACTGTAAAATACACCCCACGTTGTACACGCGGAGTAATCCGACCTTTCCGTTTTCAGGAAAGCTGTGTCCCATGACTGGATTAAAAACTCACATACTGGCGGTTCATCTTCTTACCATTTGCGACACCAGTCACGCTTGATGAGAGCCTGCTCTTCGGCTGTCGGATCTTGCTGGTACTGAGCAGACCACTTCGCCGCAGGCAATTCCGCTTTCAGACTTTCCAGTTCTACTAATGGCCAGTACTCTGGCCACAACGAATTACCTGATGGCAATATTGCAGGTAGCTGGATAACTTCCCACTCATCGCTACCGTCTCTCTGATGGGACGCCTTGAGTATCTGACCGGCAAGGTCGCGCTGATGCCAGCGCGTCATCACAATAACTACAGCTCCTCCGGGTTGGAGCCGTTGACGTGGCCCGGAGGTGTACCACTCATAAACGGGGTCAAAGACAGAAGCATCAGGCGAGCGGGCCTCTTGTTCGCTATGCGGATCATCAATGATTAGAAGGTCTGCGCCTTTACCTGTCACTGCCCCTCCAACGCCGATGGCAAAGTACTCACCCTCTTTGTTGGTATTCCATCTACCGGCAGCTTTTGAATCCTGCCGCAAACTAACTCCGGGGAATAATTTCTGGAAGTCCCCGTCCCCGACAAGGTTTCTCACCTTCCTGCCAAAGCCGACTGCCAGTTCAGCGGTATGGGCAGTCTGAATAACTTTCTTTTCCGGGTTCTTCCCCAAGAACCACGCAGGCAGCAGATAACTTGCAAATTCCGATTTGGTATGCCGGGGAGGCATATTGATAATAAGCCGCTTTAGCTTCCCCTCTACCACCCTCTCAAANGCATCTGCCATAATCGAATGGTGGTTGCCCTCGATAAACGCTGGCCACATTCCCTTCACAAAATGCAAATACTTTGATGAGGCTTTGTCTCTTTCAGTTACATCCTCCAACCTCTGCAACATATCAAGAAGCTCGCGCTGCTCCTCTACTGGCAATGAACCAATCTTACTGAGATAGCTATGTAGCTGTTGATCTGACATGATGCTCCAAAAAAAAAGGACGCGAAGCGTCCTTTTCCTGAAGGGGTACTGCACGGGTACGGTAATCCCGGCACCGCTCCAGAGTAGTTAAGTTCTAACTTCCTCTGGAAGATAACACATTACCCCCCTTGACAGCACACTGTCAACACACCTTATCCGCCTATTGCCATAGGGATAAAGTCATCTATCGGAATTAAAATCACCGGCTCGATATCCTGCGCGTCATTGCGGTCACGCCTGCCGCCTATCGCAACGTCAAATTTTTTAATCTCATCAAAGCAGATATAGCGAATGCCGTCTGTCCATTGGACTGCAAGAAAGGATGGGAGCCCGCTCCCTTCGGACAATCTCCGAGCCGCCATTATTTTTCCGAAAGAAATCATATATGTCGGGTAAGCCGCCTTCGCATTTGTCCGTATCTTCATTTCCAGCCATGCACACCCTACCCCGTTCCTTAACAACAGGCAGTCAAGCTCATAGCGATCTGATAATTTTTCTGCGGTACAGTCCCAGCGGTGACAGATAAAAGACAAAAGGGCCGCTTCTCCCTTTCTATCGCCGTCGCTTTCGTATCTTCGCCTCACGATGCACCTTCGTTAGATGCTCTGCTGTGCGGTAGATATTGTTCTTCGAGGCTTGCTGCCGGATAGCATTAACACTGACACCGAACCATTCCGCAATCACCTCAGTCAGCACACCAGATGCATACATCTCGCGCAATTTCTTGATGGTGGTGGCGTCCCAACTACGTTTGGCACGCTTCTCTATTCTTGTTCTTGGCAAATTTTTTTTCTTTTGATGACATCATCCGCAACCACTAGACAGTCTCCGTGGTGATCGGCTTCCGGTTCTATAACCCGAACCAAATCCCAAATGATTTGGTGAAGAGCAATTATATATTGATCAGCCCTACTACCAGCCCTCACTGGGGGCATTGCAAGAACTTCTTCTGCCACGGCTACTCCTCTATCAATAGAACTGGTTTGTTGGTGGTNAGGGCCCAGTCAATCTCTTTATTGACGCCCGATGAATCTTCCCATCCCTTCAGGCAATAAACTGCCAGCAGATCACAATGCTTGAAAAATTCAAAATCCCGCCGCATCCACCACCGATTGTCATGCTCATGCCCACGATCTTCAAAGGCACCGCCATAGGCGATGGGAGAGAACGCCCATACCCCGCCATCCAACAGCCTGTCAGTGAGATCAATAAACCTGCTCCCTGCGCCGACGCGCCTGAGAATCGGTAATTCTCCAACTACTGCGATATGGGGAAGCAAGATACAGCAACCCACCATTCACCTCCGCAACCAAGCGAAAGAAATCAGGCCCCGGTATTTCAGCTAAATACTAAAAGAAGGGAAGTCGGTCTGTTTGTAGGAATGCCCGTTTCCCGTATTCCAAAAAACTTGCTCCATAGCAAATGGATAACAGACGAGACCAAAACAATCAACCATCTGCCCCGCTAGGAATACCTAGTACTAGATTTAACTATAATAATAGCAGAGTCTAGTACTAGACATAGCCTAGATTCTATGCTAGGAATTCCTAGTTCCATTTTAGAGCGGGGGAAAATTAAAAACTTTCCCAGATAACCCGCTCCACCTCCCCTCCAATGGGTGTATAAATGGGATGCAACTCGGCCCCGCCGGACCTCCCGCTGGCGGGGCCTTTTATTTATCCCTATCCCTCAGTTGATTAACAGTATTCCACAGGGCAGAAACATTCTTCCCAGCTACATCCAGTTCAGCACGAAGTTTTACTACCTCAATGTAGGTATCCCTCTTAGCTAAATCGTCTGTCAGGTTGTCCAAGTCCTTACGCAGCCCTACAGTCTCCGCTTTCAGCTTAACAATAGCAGCTACAGCCAGAAAAATAGTAACCAACTGGTCCCAGTATGCGTGGATGAAATCAGCGTCCATAGAAAATATAATACCACTATTGGTTGTCGTATATTAAGTGTGCAATAGTGGGTATAGGGGGCCCCTCAAAAAGTTGTGATTGTTTGAGAGGATTAGTGTGTAGGGGGGCAGGGGGGCGGGCCAGCGCGTCAGGGGCCCCCCCACCCCTCCCAGCAATGTTATATCGTAACATCGAAGGCGGGTGCCTGTACCAGCCACTTTTCTGGGGCAGCGGAGCGTAGAGGTGCAGTTGCACTTCTATGGACCGGGATCACGGGCCCGCTGCCTAGCTCAGGCAGTGAGCATTAGCCTGAGCTGCCCAGCAGAGCCATGAGCTTGGCCTCTAATTCGGCTTTGACCTGCTCAGGCGTGGCGTCACTGGTTGAGGTCTCGACAACGTCGGCAAACAGTTTGATCTCCTGCGTTTTGCCCAGCAGTTCAAGTGCCCTTACCCGCGAGGATGACGTGCCCTCCTGCATATCCTTCGCCTCTGCCTCAAGCCGCTCCACGATCCAGCGCCTCCGAGAGAGCGCGCTGGAAACACTAGACCGCTGAATACTTGCCCGATGGGCCTGCAACCTTGAGGCAACCAGTGGGTGCCCCATCAGCCTGCTACTTTCGGACCACACGGCGCTGGGCTTCATGCCCGATGCTGCATAGGCGGCGCGGTAGGCATCGCTTGCCGTCGCACCCTTGATCACCTCCGATACAAAGCGCTCNTGCTTCGCCGTCAGCCTCCGGGCTTTCGCCTTGGGCTTTGGCTTGGCGTCGGCGGAAGTGGTCTCGACCACATACAAATCAGGCTTTCGATCGTCAGTCATAGCGTCCTCGCGGTTATCATTGCTCACACAATGTACCGCCAGTATGGCTTGTAGCATAGTGCCCATTAATTCACATGAGGGGGTTGCAATGTGCAGCCATAGAGACTACATAGGGGGTGGGCGCGCAGCGCGTCCAAATTTTAGCCAGTTGGCTACACGGCCCTAGCAGGGGGCCACGGCATACAGAACCCTGCCTCGCCCACCGGGGAGCGCCCGTGACAAGGTGCAAGGTTTAGCAGCCCCAGAGAACGCAGGATATAAACCGGCGGCGGAGAATGGCAGGAGCGCATTGACTGCCCACGGCACAAGGTGCCAACGGACTGTAGCTCTGTCGAGAGAGCGGTTCGAGAAGGGACGCATCCCATATCAACGACACCAATCAATCAGTAACCTCCCGGCATACAGCCATCATGGTTAGCCTCCTAGCCGTATGACCGGGACACACCTCAACTTCCTGTGTAGACCCACTGTCGAGTGACAGAAACGAGTGGATCACTGGCCGCTTTGGCGGTGCAGATACCGGCCTTTACTGCGATGCAAGTCTGGCGACGGCGGAGCGGTTAAGAACTGGAACACGTCGAAGGGAAAATTTGGGGGCGGATCGGGTCCAAGCGACGAGCTTGGAGGTCGCCCGGTGCGCAGGCAATCAGATTGAGAGGGGCACATAAGTGTGTCGAGTGCTGACGCCGCACTCCTGACGAGGCCCAGTAGGCCGAAACACACTCTACATGAGGTGACCAATGACCATCTACCGCACACCGATTGACAAGACGAGCGGCCCAAACTGCGGGCCTACCTCAATCGCAACCCTCACCGGCAAGACGCTCGGTGAGGTCATGGCTTACATCCGCCAGACAATAGGCAAGGGGCCAAATTGGAAAGGCTCGACGCTCAATCCCAAGTGGAAGCACGGCGAGACCTTCATCAAATCGGGCGACATCTACAAAACGACTGGAGCATTTCGGGGCGAACCCGATACTGGACGCCGCGCTCAACGACCGCTACCAAAAATGCCAGATTAAGACAGCGGCTCAGAGGCTGCCGAGAGACAAGGCCTACTTGATCCTGACTGGCGGGCACGCTCAGGCCTGCGTTGATGGTCGCTTGTTCGACCAGAACACCAGCGAAGGCGGAGACGAGGCCCGAGCATTCTGGGGCCG